AATCGGAGCCTCGTCAGCCAATTCAATCATTATAAATTTAGATATCAAAGCGTATTCACCGTTTGATGAACCAATTTTCTTAGCAACAAAGTTGTTAGAACCTGGGTCCATATTACAGTTAGTGAATTTTTCAATAACAACAGGATTTGCATCCGTATCAAAGAAGTTTCTTACTAACACATCAAAAGTCATATTGTTGAATGATAAGTTAGCAATAGAAACCTTAACCTCAACGTTCGCTGCATCTCCGTCAGAGATTGAAATGAATTTGAATAATTTGTAAACCTTATTACCTCTTAACTCAGATACTAAGAAAGGAGTTTCAGGTGATTGGTATTTTTCAACTTTGTAAGCGATTGATTGTGAGTTTTCACTTCTAGCATCTTCTAACGCAATTAACTCAGGATTGATACCTTTGATATATCCTTGGTTGTAAGCGTAAGCTAATGAACTTGGATAAATCTCTTCGACAAACAAAGGAACTTCGTTTCTTGTTTTTCCAAAGTTATCAACTCCTAATACTTTAGTTATGTATTTAGGTGATGCAGCAGACAATGATGTTTCAAATGAAAAGTTATCACCGTCTTTAGTAATACCTGATAATAAGAATCCTTCAAATGGTGAATCAGTTATACCTGAGTATTCTCCCGACGCAACTAATGTTACATCAGTAAGTCCACTAACTTCATAAACAGGTCCATGTTGACCAAGGTCTGCATTATTTGAATACAACGAAATACCTCTTGAACGTAAAGTTGCAATAACCATGTTATTGTACTCAGTGTAAGCTGTTCCTGTAAAACTAAATACTTCACCTGTAATTTGACCTGTAAAAGTACCATTATTATTATTAGTTAATGATGACACATTATAGTAGAATGAATATCCTGTATAATTGTTATTAACATTTGCGTCATTACTAAATGTTGCGTAGTACCAAGGGTCGTTAGCATCTGAACTTAAATCGTTAGTATCTAAATTATTAGATTCAGAACCAAAAACATTAAGTTGGTTTGAATATTGACTAACTAAATTCCAATAATCAGGTGATGGTATTGAGCCATAAAACGCGACTGTTGTTGCAGATAAAGATGGGGTGTCAATAATATTACTTAAATTACTATTGAAATCATCGTTATAGGTTGATGTACTACCATCAGATAATCTGTATTGGTTGTATAAATTAACTTGAATATCGTTAGGTAATGCTCCACCAACAAACTCAATAGTAGTACCTGATGTAGCACCTGTGAATGTTGTGTTGAATACCGTACCTCCCGTTGGGGCAATGATACCAATAGTTAATGGGTCAACGTTGGCAGTAACTCTAATACTCCAAGACGGACCCGCGTCATATCCTGACAAACCTAATACTCTTGTAACAAACAATTGGTTAGATTGTTGTAAGTATGACTTGGCAATGTATGCCGCCTCATATTTTGGAATTTGTGTGTTTACAAATTTTACTGGTTCTGTTCCACCAAAATACGCTTGGAACTCGTCGTAGTTAGTTATAAAAACAGGTTCGAATGCGGGTCCTTTAATTGTTTCCCCGACCAACCCTAAGGTTGTAACACCGACACTCTGTGCTACGAACGAAAGGTCCGTTTCAGATGTATATACTCCAGGTGATACAAAAACTTTTTGATTTGCTTGTGCTGTTGCCATTATTTAATTAATTCTATTGCAGATTTATTTTATTGATAAATATTCGTTACTAATACAAAAAACTTGACTTTTGAATATGTATTTGTAAACGGTATGAATAAATTCTACCTTTTTTCTACCTATGAAAGCAACTAAAGAAATTAAGAACATCAAAATTGACCCTGAAGTACACGAGATATTAAAAAAGTACTGTGAGAAACGTGGAATGAAGATTTACAAATTTTTAGAAAATTTGATAATAGAGAGGTGTAAAGAAAAGAAAGATATCTATGGAGAGAATTAAACTAAGATGTTATCAAACTTGATGTACGACTCTTGAGTATTGTCAGTTTTAATAACTTCGATTCTTAATTCATCATTTGTGGTAATTTGAATTTTTTGTACATCAGTACCATAATAGTCACCGTTGATGTAGACATCGTATGATTCAACATTATCTGAACTAAGCCAAGTTAAGTTTGCGGTATACGCCACCACATCATTTAAAACATTGTTACCAACAACGTATAAAAAATTAGAAAGAAATTCGTCAGGATTTTCAGGAGATTTGTTTCTTCTCTTTTTAAATGTAGAAGTATCAAGTTCCATAACCTGAGCAACTCGAGCAATTGCAGGTTTAACTTCAAACTCTTCTTCGTCAATTAAATAACCTAACATTGTAAAGTCATAACTTTGAACATAATACTTTCTTGACTCCAAACTCATTTGAGATTCATCAGAAACATTGTTCATAATAATTGGAACATACTGACCTTTAATAAACGTATATGCTTGTCTTGATGAGAATTTCTGCATAATCACTTTATTCAGTTGGTTAAGTTCTCTCATTCTATTACAAATAATTTTAACACTGTAATTAATGTCCACAGGAACAGGTTGAGGTATTGTATAGATATCCATACCTTGCTCATTACCATTCCATGTTGGAACCGAGGCATAATAAAATTGTTTTCTATTTGGGATTGTATATTGTAATGAAGGGTTAGTTCCAAATTTTACTTCAGGATTTCTAACCACAGTAATGAATGGTGGAGAAGGGTTATAATCTAAATCAACAAATAACGCAGTTTCCACGTACTGAGTCCAATTTTGAGTTGTAATAATAATATCAACCATAGGTACAACTTTACCTGCGGTTATAACTTCTAAGTCTCCCTTAACAAAATCTAACATCCCCCTATCCAAATCGGCATGTAATACCGACTTAGGTAAGTAAGTTCCGTCTTCATTAATATACTCCAACAACTGTTCCCTACGAGCGGACAACGTCTTCTTAGGTACTAATGGTAATGTTGGTTTAACTATGTTTCTTGGTAATGGCATTATTCTTTAACTACAAATAGTTTATTTTGTGAATTTATCATATCAACCTCTTTGGCATTATATACAGGTTCTTCACTATCTTTATATATAAACGAATTATGTTTATACGGATTATAAGTTACAATCTTATCAGATGATGGAGATGGAATATCATCACAAGGGTACTCACAATAGTCTAATAATCTTCCAATAACAAAGGCGTGTACGTTCTTACTCTTTTGTTGTCGAACCCTTTCGTTCCCACCTTTTCTAACTCTAAACTCGACATCCCCTAATTTAACATAGTCAGCGTGTAATATTACTTTACTATCATATGTAACCGAGAAAGTGTGTTTATGTAAATTATAGTACACCATAACTTTCTTACCAATAAAGATAGAATCAAACTGAGACCCTGTTATGATTACTTTCATTATATTCCTCTAAATTCGTTTTCACTTACGTATGTTGCAATAATACTTCTATAGAAAGGTTTGTATCCACCATAAGTGTGTTTATTATCTGACTTAACATATCCGTCATCAGACACCACATAATATCTTACCCTGTCTTCTGTTTCATAATATCCAATATAATCACCTTGGAATATCTCAACACTCATATCATCAAGAGTTTTCTGATAAATAGAAAACTTCATATTACCAGGTTCTTGTTGTTCCACTTTAGAATTACCTAATAATTTATGTGCAGGTGCCATAACTTGAACTAAACCTTGTAATTCAATAGGTGCCAAGAATTGGATACCGTCTTCAGTTACTTCACCATAAACGTCATCAGTTTTGGTTTTATACCTATCAACACGATACAATACTATGGTGAAGTTCATATCACCTAATAACCACTCCTCACCCATACCGATGTCGAGCGAATAATCCTCAGCTCCGAAGAACTTACCTAATCTTGTTATTGGGACTAATTTTTGCATATATTGATAAATACTCAAACATTAACTATATTTAAATCAAATATGAAAATCAGTCCTCCGTTAAAAATATACATTAAGGATAGCCCTCTACATAACTTAGGGGTTTTTTCTTCACAAAAAATTAAAAAAGGTGAAGTAATAGATGTATGTCCTTTCTTATCATTTCCCCAAAGTTCGAGGGAAACAATACCTGTTTTTACAAACTATGCATTTTGTTATCCCCGTTCTGAGAATTGGACAACACACGCATTAGTTATGGGATATGGTTCATATTATAATCATTCCGAGACACCAAGTGTTGATTGGAAGACTAATGAAGAAGACCGAACTTTTATATTCTTTTCCTTAAGAGATATTAATAAAGGTGAAGAATTATTCATAAACTACGGTAACGGAAGTATTTTTTAAAAATGGATGCGAGTTTAGAGTCAAAAGCGATGACCTTATTAGAGACTTATGATGGTGGGAACAATTATATTATTGAACTCAAAAGAAAGTCACAAATAAATAAAAGGTTTTACCCCACGAGAAGTCAATCAGAGTACATAATAAACAACCACGACAAACAACCCAAGGTTGCTAAGAAGTGGGTAATACTTGACGCTTACTTCGCACAGAAACTTGCCGACGATAAACTTATGACTGAAATACCTGAAAAGGTATGGGTTGAGAAGTTACTTGCCGATAAAGAAAAGGCGTTTCACATTTGGGGTAAAGTAACTGAATCAGAACAATTACATGATTTTTGGTTACCAAAGGCCGCAATCATTAAAGACAATACCGTAAAGGATGTTGTTATTAATTATGACAAATATTCTCACCGTCCTCCACTTGAACATCAAAAAGAATCCATTCAAAAATTAGTTGAAAATAAGAAGTTTATTCTTGCTGATGATATGGGTCTTGGAAAAACAACCTCAACAATTATAGCGGCATTAGAATCAGGTTCTAAAAAAGTATTAATCATTTGTCCAGCAACTTTAAAAATTAACTGGAAAAGAGAGATTGAAAATTATTCAGACAAACCAGTTTATATTGCTGAAGGTAAGAACTTCAGTACGGATGCGGACTTTGTTATTATAAACTACGACATTATTAAAAATTTCCATGATACAAAAAAGAAAGGTGAGTCACAGATTCTTGATGCCAATTTTGATTTGGTGGTCGTTGACGAGGCACACTATATCAAAAATGCTACAGCCCAAAGAACAAAATTAATTAACGACCTTGTTAAAAAGGTGGACCGACTTTGGTTATTAACAGGTACTCCGATGACCTCTCGACCTATCGACTACTTCAACCTATTAAGTTTAATTGAATCCCCAGTTGCCAAGAATTGGATGGCTTATGCCATCAGATACTGTCAAGGTTATCAATTTAATGTTGGTGGAAGAAAGGTGTGGAATGTAATGGGAGCATCGAACCTTGAGGAATTAAGGGACCGTACCGCAGGTCTTACATTAAGAAGACTTAAAGAAAACGTACTTGATTTACCTGATAAGATTATCACACCAGTATACCTTAGATTAAAGTCCAAGATGTATGAAGAGATTATGGGTGAATACTACGATTGGTACGATAAGAACCCCGAGGAGTCCAAATCACTTACAGTTCAATTCACCAAGTTAACGAAGATACGTCAAGTTATTGCCGATGAAAAAATTTCACAGACAATAGAACTTGCCGAGAACATTGTGGAACAAGGTAAGAAGGTAATCATATTTTGTAACTTTACCGACTCACTTAATAAAATATGTGAACACTTTGGTAAAGCAGCGGTTAAAGTGGATGGGTCAATGTCCAAACCTGAGAGACAACATAGTGTTGATAGTTTCCAAGATAGTGATAAGATAAAAGTATTTGTCGGTAATATTAAGGCTGCGGGTGTTGGTATAACACTAACTGCGGCTGAAGCGGTTATTATGAACGACCTATCATTCTTACCATCAGACCACGCCCAAGCAGAAGACCGAGCTTACAGATACGGTCAAAAAAACAATGTATTAGTTTATTACCCCATATTCGAGAACACAATCGAAGGAATTATCTACGACATATTAAATAATAAAAAACAAGTGATTGCCACAGTAATGGGGGACAATCAAAATACGGCAGACGCTGCCGAGGAAATTCTAAAGAGAATTCAAGAAATGCGTCGTTAAATGAAATCTGGATTATTTATAACAAATGGATAATCCAAAAATATGAAAAAAATAGAAAAACAAATTCAACAACTCGAAACACAGATACTTGAGAACCACGTCACCAAAGAAAGAGAGTTGTTAATTACAGAAATGAAGAAAATAGGTATAGAAAAATTACCTTATTCTTACTCAGCCCTGAAACAGTTTATTGACCCAGAGACAATGAACTTTCACTATAAC